TGCTATCGCTTAACCCCTCTACAGGGCTGAAACCTGTTACCATATGATACGGGTTTGCATATTTATGATGCACGATTTCTTTTGGATCGAAGGGCACCGGGCCGCGCATTTGATATAAAACGTAGCCGGCTATAAATTGGTCCACGTTGCGGCCCATGGCCGGCTGCACCTTATGGGATGGTAAAACCCAAATTTGATATGGCACCCCCAGGCGGTTGGTCCGCTTCCACCAATAGCAATTCCCCAGGAGTCCCAAATAGGTTTCGGTTATCATCCAAAGGCTGGCCCGATTAATAAGCGGGTTCACGGTCTGCATTAAATTTAAAAACGGGTGGTTTAAAACTTCCTCAACCGCCGCAGCTTTGGTCAACCATTTATCCAGGTTTGTATTTTTATATAAATGCTGCTTTTGCTCCGGCTCCAGGGGCCGGGTCAATGCCCGTTTGAAGGTCTGCGCTGCGCTGTTTTTGGCAACGTAAAGCCGTAGCCGCTGCCGGCTGATCTGCCGGGCATTGTAATTGATACATACAAAAACCCAGCTTTTATATTGCTCCAATTGCGCGTAGCTGTCGGTTATATTTCCGCCGGTGGTCGATCCTGGGCCCCAAAACGGCGATCCGGTCCATATGGTTTCATCGTCAACGCGGGGCCTTACGCGGGTGGCCGCCTTTCCTACGCCCAAAGTCCATTTATCTGTGCCCGGTTCCCGCATTATAGCAATCGGTGGTATGATCTGTTTCATGTTATATGCTCCTTACGCCGGCCCGGCCCCCCCGCCGGCGGATTAAATATTCCATTACAAAATAACGCGTTTCGTCCATTGCGTGGTCGTTCTCTTTTATGGGTATGTCGTTTTTATGCCTATAACCCTTAACCTCCCTCCGCCAATCTTTACACCGTCTATTTACAAAAAAGTGCGGGCGCCCGGAAACCGGGGCCATGGCGTTGGCCGTGGCGTCCAGCCCTTCTTCCAGGTCATTATTGCCTTTTCGCAATGCAACGCCGGCCTCGATCCACTCTATACGGCTGTCCTTTCGGCTCGGATCGCATACGCCCTCTTTTACCCGGCGCCACCATGGCCTGGTTTTGGCCTCAGCAATTATCTTCGCGTTGGTCGTGTGCGCCTTGTATATTTCATCGATCCTTACCCAGCCCAATTTTGGGAAAAATTGCCAGGCGCCTACGGAAAATGGGGCGCTGCCGCCAAAATCAACGCTGATTACAACCTCCCGGCTTTCAGCAAAACCCGGAAGGTCGCTGGCGCAATGTATATCCTCGTTGAAAAAATCGCCATAGATTAAATCACCCCGGCCAATTTTATTGCAAAACCATTCGACCTCAAGCGTAAATTCGTTCACATTGCGCAGCTTTTGTAAAAAGTCGTCGATTAAATAATAGCCGTCCGCCTCTTTCATGTGTTCGCCTGGGCACCATTTCGACAATTTACAAGTGCTGCATTGATAGTCAACGCATGGCTCCAAACACTCCCATATACACCATTTATAAATCCGCCCCATTCCGCGCTGCTCAATATCCCCGGCCAGGGCGTCTTCCTCCGCCGCTTCCTCAATCGCCTGCAGCGCAGCGTCCATAATCCCGCCAAAACGGTGGTTTGTCGATAATTTCCCAATTGTCGCCGGTATATTCTTTTTGCTCTGCGGCATAGATAACGCAGCGTCGTAAATTTCCTGCTCCATTTCGTCGATTTCGTCCATTAATAATAATTGCGGGTGCGGGCCCCTTACCGATTTTGGGCTGGCCGCCAGGATCGCCGCCTGGCTGCCATTGCGCCATTGCGTTTTGGTCTTCTGCGGTTCGTGCTTTAAATACCGGTCCTCCAATTGCGTGGCCGCCCAAAAATCCCCCATGGCCTTGTATGATTTCTCGCTCTGCTCCAGGCTGCCCCCCAGGATCACGGTTTCAAGGTTCGCGCTGTAACTCGACTTGATCCACGTTATTAAACCAGCCAAATAGCTTTTGCTGCCGGCCCGGTTCGCCCATACAATAAAATCCCGCGTGCGCCCCAATAGCACGTCCGCCACAAAATCAAACGGCGCCCCGTGGTCGTCCATTTTACAATTGTGCTTTGTCCCAATCTTCGTGCCCGGTATCCCAAAACGGGTGAGGGCATATACGTCCGCCGGCGTATGTAGCCCCCGCGCCCGGAAACCCTCAACCGTCCCCTGCGCAATCGCCAGTAATTCGTCCGGCTTCTCAATCCCCAGCGGGTCTATGTTCCGGTAGCGCTTTATTTTTTCCGCCGTTTCCGCTGCCGGCTCCAAGCCGCTCGAGGACCTCTGCAAGTCCGTCACCGCCGCCCTCCTGTATCGTGTGGTTGATCTGCTCAATTACCTGCGCTTGTATCTGTATCTGCCTGGGCACCTTGATTATAAAGCCCATGCTCTGCAGCGTCTTGATTAAATCAACTTGAATTTTCCAGGCGTCCATATAATCGCCGTTCCCCGTCAACCGGCGCTGTAATTGCTCCGCCTTTATCTTTAAATCCGTCGCAACTTGTAATACGTCCAAGTCTCCAATTTGCCAGGCCGCCGATTTTATTAAATTTTTTTTCTGCCGCCCCACGGCCTGCGGGCTGATCCCCAATAATTGCGCAATCTGATAATTCGTCGCCTCCAATTGATTTTCCAAAAAATATTGTATTATTTTTTTTCGCTCATATTTATCAAGCGCCCCCGGCTCCACTTCCTCATTTTTTAATTTCTTGATTAATTCAAAAACAGCCAAATTCTTCCGGTCCCTCGGCGCCTGCCCAATTTCACTTTTCGGCCTCCCCCGCATGGTCCCGTCTTTCGCCGGCAACTGCTTCTCCCCCCCGCGCTGCCGCTTTAATACGATTTCCTGTTTGCCCATTAAAATTTATTCCTTGTAATTGGTCCCAAGCATAACAAATTTTTGGAGTCCCACTTTTGGAATTTGGGGCCCCAAAGGTGGGGGGGGGTGCCCGGAAGCGCTCCAGGGGCAAAACGTAATAAGTTTACATAATAACTGTTATGCGACACAATTAATTTGCCCATTTTGTGGCCTTTACGTCGTTTACGATCCCCAGCGCCCATGCCGGCATGGTAGCAAGCCTATGGTCCAGGTGTATTTTGGTCGATCTTACCAGGCTGCAGATTTCCGGGGGCGCGTAAAGGTTTGCTATTTCAGGGGTGGCCATTTCTTTGGTTTTCCCTGCTGCTTGTGAATTGTCAATGGCTTTTACTTTACTTCCTTTGTGTCTACCCCTGGGCTGCTTGGGCTTGCTGTGGTTTTGTGGGCTGCTGGTGTGTATCATCTTGCTTTGGTCTTGATCCTTAATTGGTTTGAAGGGGGCCGCCCGGCGCTGCGTGTCTTGCTATACCTTGGTGAGGTTCCCCAGGCCGGGCAGCCGGTCCGCTGCCTTGGTGACTCCGCGGATATGCTTTGCCCATGAGCGTTAAAGCGGGAGGTCGCTTGGCCTTCGGCCTTGCCCATGGGGTTGGCGTCTGTTCGTGTGGTTTCGTGTACGTGGTTGTCTGTAGTGTCATAGGGCCCTGTATATTTGTATGCCCTATTACCTTTAAAAAAACCAGCATGTGCAATCATGTATACTATTGTTTCCCTTTATCTTTGGTAGTGTGTTTATTTGTTTGGGGTTTTGGCGGCGCGTCGATTTTTTCCGGGTCTGTATATACCAGGCGGGTTACAACGTGGCCGATGGGGTAGCCGTGGTAATGTTCCCATGCTTCCCCGTTCCAGCGCCACTTGGTTACATGGTCCGGCTGTGTTGGAACGCCTGTCATGTTATTGGGCCGCTGGGCCCCGCAATCGCAGCGCCAGGTCCCGCTTGCTGTATTGAGCGGGTTTGTTTTATCCAGGGCGGCGCCTACGGGGTCTTGCTCCCATGCTGGCTTGGCAATGTCGTCGATCCATGCGGTTTCTTGGCCATAGGGCCGGTCGCATGGTCTTGGCTCGGCTGCTGTCATACATGCGCCTTTATTATAGTAAATGCAACCAGGATCGTTATGGGGGCAATTGGGCCCTTTGGGCTTATGACTTGGGAATTTATCCGGCTGCGCCGGCTTTGCTGTATCGTCCGGGAATTCGCTGCAGCTTGTATCTGTAAATGGGGGTTTTGTTAAATCCGGCTTTTTTGGGGGGCTGCCGTATCGATCCATTAAAACC